TGACCTCAATCAGCTGGGTAATCTGCTTCATGGAGAGGAGCAATTTGTCTCAGCCGATGCCGGCTACCAAGGAGCGCCACAGCGCGAGGAGCTGGCCGAGGTGGATGTGGACTGGCTGATCGCCGAGCGTCCCGGCAAGGTAAAAACCTTGAAGCAGCATCCGCGCAAGAACAAAACGGCCATCAACATCGAATACATGAAAGCCAGCATCCGTGCCAGGGTGGAGCACCCGTTTCGCATCATCAAGCGGCAGTTCGGCTTCGTGAAAGCCAGATACAAGGGGCTGCTGAAAAACGATAACCAACTGGCGATGTTATTCACCCTGGCCAACCTGTTTCGGGTGGACCAAATGATACGTCAGTGGGAGAGATCTCAGTAAAAACCGGAAATAACGCCAGAAATGGTGGGAAAAATAGCCTAAATAGGCTGATTCGATGTGTTTGCGGGAAAAAAATCGGCCCAGATCCGCGAAATTTTAATCAGCGAGTCAGCTTGGGAAGAAATGACCTGCTTATTCGCACCTTCCTTAGGGGTGTTCATGGCGGTCATGTGCATTGAATACTGGCGGTAAATACAGCGAACTCCATTGGTTTAGTTGGATATTTACTGTGCTGGACAAAAACGGTTTGCGGGGAAATCTTAGTTAAGTAGAATGACTGCGGGTGCTTGAGGCTATCTGCCTCGGGCATGGACACCAACGGCAGATAGAGAAAAGCCCCAGTTAACATTACGCGTCCTGCAAGACGCTTAACATTAATCTGAGGCCAATTTCATGCTAGACACATGTAGGTTAGCCTCTTACGTGCCGAAAGGCACGGAGAAGCAGGCTATTGTTAACACCAAGCTGTAATGTCCCCTTTGAACCATTCTAAAATGTCCCCAGACAATTCTCTGGGGGATTTTTCATGATCAAAGAGACTGTTACGATGAGTCATAAGGAACTCCACCGACTTCAGATTATTCAGGAACAAGCTGCGGCACGCATTGGCATTTCTATTCGGCAGGTTAAACGTCTGGTGCAACGGTATAGAAATGAAGGGCCTTCTGGTCTGGTTTCCCACCGACGTGGAAAGCGTCCTAATAATTCCTTTTCTACTGAATTCAGAGCAACAGTAATTTCACTCCTCAAAGGCCGTTACGCTGATTTTGGACCTACGTTTGCGTGCGAAAAATTGCGCGAGATACACGGTTTATCTTTATCCGTTGAAACTCTCAGAAAGTGGATGATAGAAGAGGGGTTATGGCGTGAACGCCGTCGTAAAATTGCCCGTATATATCAACGCCGCATGCGACGACCATCTTACGGTGAACTGATCCAGATTGATGGCTCACCTCATGACTGGTTTGAAAATCGAGGCCCCAGATGTACACTGATCGTTTTCATTGATGATGCCACCAGTGCGTTGATGGCGTTGCGTTTTGTGCCTGCTGAAACAACCCGGGCTTACATGGAAACCCTCCGGGGTTACCTTAATGATCATGGCGTACCGCTCGCTCTCTACTCTGATAGACACAGTATATTCAGGGTAAATAACCCAGAGCGGGAAGGTGAGCTGACCCAGTTCACTCGTGCGATAAAGACACTGGGCATCGAGCCAATCCATGCCAACAGCCCGCAGGCAAAAGGGCGGGTAGAGCGCGCCAATCAGACACTACAGGACAGGCTGGTCAAAGAAATGCGGCTTCAGAATATCAGTGATATTGAAACAGCAAATGCATGGTTGCCGACCTTTATTGAAGCCTATAACAACCGGTTCGCTACGTCGCCTCGTACTACTGATAATGCTCATCTTGATGTGCACCATTCTGAAGAGGAACTGGGTTATATCTTCAGCCTACAGGCGAAGCGCGTTCTGTCTAAAAATCTCACTTTCCAGTACAAAAGCAGTGCGTTTCAGGTACGCAGTGAGGGCCGGGGATATCGACTTAGGCATTCGGTTGTTACTGTATGCGAGAACTTTGACGGTGAAATTAACGTTCTGTATGACGGGAAAGCGCTGGGCTGGGAAAAGTATGTTGATGGCCCGGAGCCTATACCACTGGATGATGAAAAGAGTGTCCATGAACGAGTGGATAATGCCCGTATTGATTTACGCTCAAAATACTATGTTAAACCTAAAGCTGACCATCCCTGGCTTACGCGCCGAACGCAAAGTCATCAGCAAGTTAAGCCCCCGAAGTTACCTAAAAAGAAGCCTGATCCCGATAAAAAAGATTGAAACCAAGATCGATTCGGTTGAGTGCATATCCATTCATAGGGTAGATTCTTAAGTCGCGTTTCTGGTGTTCATTTTCGGGTGGTTTGTTACTTGTTTTACCGGGGATATGCCAGAAACGCGCTGAGTCAGTCTGGGCGGTGCGCGTAATGAGGCGTTATGGTAAATAGCCTATGCTAATGTCCGCTAAGAGCGAAAAGCAGGCGCTCCGAAAGCAGCAAGACATAACAGCAATCTTGCGCTCATCGTTATTACCGCATGCCTTAAAACGGCATGCGGGTGGTGGCGGATGTCACTTACCTCTCTGCAGCCACGCGATATTGCTAGCGCAAGCTATTCTTACTGAACTCACTACGTTCCTGATGGATTTGAAATCAGCAGCCGCCAACCTCCGTCAACGCTTCGCAACAACACCTGCGTTGCTGTACCGGACTCTTCGTGCAGTGTTCTATCCTTGGTGGTTATGGTCAAAGTCCAGTCAATAATAAGCAGAGCAATTTCACCGGCGGAGAGGATCGAGCGGATATGGTTTCTGATAACTGGCTGGGATGATGTCAGTGACAAAAAAGTGTCCCGAAGCTTTTCAGGATCGCTTTCGATGACCACACCATCAGTCATTTTCATAGTGGCACGGTTACTGAACAGAGCCAGCAGGTCATCAACCCTGCCTGCATTGAAAGCATCATCAAACGCGGCTATCGTTTCGACAGGCGAATGGTAGACTGCTGTCCCCCCTTCAATGGCGGCTGTAAATTTTAACAGGTGGCTGGCGACCTCTGTAGGGGCCTCCAGAGGCAAGAGATGTCCGACGTCTGGAATAATATACATTGATGCATGTGAAATAAGGGGCAGCAATTCTCTTTGCAGAGTAGCCGGAAGGTCTACACGATCCAACTCCCCTGAAATGACCGTCACAGGGACATTAATTGAGGCCACTTCCTGGGTAATGTCTTCGCCGATAGCCGTATTAGGCCAGCCTTCTTTGGCCTCGGATGAGGCCCTCAAACTGTCCTCGATTACCTGTTCACGCAGAGCAGAACTTAGTGCCCCCGCTGTCAGGACATTATCAATCACAAAGCCGACAGATTCGCGGCTGTTATATGCGCTGGATAACGTATCGCGCTGCTCAGGCGTGAGACGCATAGGTGAAGGTGGAGAGGGAGCGATAAGCATCAGGCCTTCAAGACCTGCAGGCCGACGCGACGCCATCAGTTGGGCAACTTTTCCCCCCATCGAATGGCCAATAAGAATGTAGCGTTTAAGCTCAAGCGCTGAAATAACCCCTTCGGCATCCCGAGCAAGGTCACCAATTCGGTATCCTGATTTAGGTGCGTCTGAGCCCCCCCAGCCCCGGTGGTCGATTGCAACTGTGCGGTAGTGGTCAGGTAACTGACTTATCACGCTCTCCCATGTACGGGATGAACCGCCATAATAATGCAAAAATACCAGTGCAATTTCACCGCTGCCCTGTTGCTCAATGTGGATACCCGTTCCATTCACCTTAATTTTCATCGTCTCATGCCTCTTCATGTCATTAAGGTAATGGTAATTGCTGTCATGAGTGATGATAATCAGCGTAATTGTGTCGACAGCCGATACTCTGATTATCGAATGGTGGTAAGTTATGGACAGGTTCACCAGCATGCAGATTTTTATCGCGGCAGTGGATGAAGGCAGTTTCGCCGCCGCCGCGAGACGTTTTAAGCTTTCGGCTGCAATGGCAGGAAAGCATGTCAGCGCTATAGAATCTGATCTAAATGTACGACTTCTTCAGCGTTCAACACGCCGTCTTAGCCTGACGGATGCCGGTGAGCGGTATTATGAACGTTGCAAAGTTATTCTTGAGGTTCTTGAGGATGCGAACCGGGAAGCCAGTGATGTTCAGAAAACACCGAAGGGGTTGCTTCGCGTTGCAGCACCGGTCGCCTTCGGTGCAATGCATCTTGGTAGGATCGTATCACGCTACCTGGAGCAATTTCCGGAGGTCAGTCTGGACGTTGTACTGGAGGATAAATACGCCGATCTGCTCGAAAATCGAATCGATGTTGCCATCCGAGTTGGGCGTTTTGAGGATCCGACACTGGTTACGCGGCGGCTGGCACCTTGCAGGATGGTTTTGTGCGCTTCACCGGAGTATTTGAAAAAACATGGCACACCAGAGACGCCGGATGATCTTTCCCGTGCGCCTCGACTGGCGTTCAGCCAGGCGGTTTCAGCGGGAGACTGGACGATTTATGATGCACAAGGCAGGCCGCACAGTATTGAAGGCCCATGCCGTATGACTGCCAATAACATTCAGTTGCTTCTTGAATCCGTACTGGCCGGAACAGGCATTGCTTACGGGCCCAACTTTGTTTTTGGCGAGCATATTAAGCAGGGCAAGCTGATAAAGCTGCTGCCAGCATACCGGACGACTGAACTTACTATTCAGGCTGTTTATCCCAGCGCGATCCGTATTCCTTTCAAGGTTCGCAGCTTTGTTGATTTTATTGCTAAAGCGTTAGGAGATACACCGCTGTGGGGAGAAGAAAATTGAAATATGCAAGAAGTAACATCCGCTTCTGGCACAAAGCGGACAGTGATCACCGTTCTTACGACTACTTTCTGACTTCCTTCGTGACTTGCCCTAAGCATGTTGTAGTGCGATACTTGTAATGACATTTGTAATTACAAGAGGTGTAAGACATGGGTAGCATTAACCTGCGTATTGACGATGAACTTAAAGCGCGTTCTTACGCCGCGCTTGAAAAAATGGGTGTAACTCCTTCTGAAGCGCTTCGTCTCATGCTCGAGTATATCGCTGACAATGAACGCTTGCCGTTCAAACAGACACTCCTGAGTGATGAAGATGCTGAACTTGTGGAGATAGTGAAAGAACGGCTTCGTAATCCTAAGCCAGTACGTGTGACGCTGGATGAACTCTGATGGCGTATTTTCTGGATTTTGACGAGCGGGCACTAAAGGAATGGCGAAAGCTGGGCTCGACGGTACGTGAACAGTTGAAAAAGAAGCTGGTTGAAGTACTTGAGTCACCCCGGATTGAAGCAAACAAGCTCCGTGGTATGCCTGATTGTTACAAGATTAAGCTCCGGTCTTCAGGCTATCGCCTTGTATACCAGGTTATAGACGAGAAAGTTGTCGTTTTCGTGATTTCTGTTGGGAAAAGAGAACGCTCGGAAGTATATAGCGAGGCGGTCAAACGCATTCTCTGAACCAAAGCATGACATCTCTGTTTCGCACCGAAGGTGACACTTCTGCTTTGCGTTGACAGGAGAAGCAGGCTATGAAGCAGCAAAAGGCGATGTTAATCGCCCTGATCGTCATCTGTTTAACCGTCATAGTGACGGCACTGGTAACGAGGAAAGACCTCTGCGAGGTACGAATCCGAACCGGCCAGACGGAGGTCGCTGTCTTCACAGCTTACGAACCTGAGGAGTAAGAGACCCGGCGGGGGAGAAATCCCTCGCCACCTCTGATGTGGCAGGCATCCTCAACGCACCCGCACTTAACCCGCTTCGGCGGGTTTTTGTTTTTATTTTCAACGCGTTTGAAGTTCTGGACGGTGCCGGAATAGAATCAAAAATACTTAAGTAGCGCGCAGGGATAAGAGGGATGGTCCCTTAAAGGGGAGAGCTAATTATCCGGAAGGATTCTGATGATGAACATCGAAGAACTGCGTAAAATTTTTTGTGAAGATGGCCTCTATGCTGTGTGCGTTGAAAATGGAAATCTTGTTAGTCATTACCGCATTATGTGTTTGCGAAAGAATGGGGCTGCGTTAATTAATTTTGTGGATGCTCGGGTCACGGACGGATTTATCTTGCGCGAAGGTGAGTTTGTCACTTCATTACAGGCATTGAAAGAGATCGGAATAAAAGCTGGCTTTTCTGCTTTTTCAGGAGAATAAACTCATCTACAATCTTGCGCGGGGCTGAACTCCCGCTGAGTAACACCGTGCCACCGGAGAAAACCGATGGCACGCAACGCAAAATATTACAATTCTGATAATTCGCCCGTTCTTGCCTGCACGCACGGGCGGTATTCTCACGCATTCAAGTCTGAATGGTTCCAGCACCCTCCATGCACTGCAGAACAGGCCGAATGGCTGATTCATTCTTACCGCAGGCGCGGGTTCGAGGTTAAGAAAGCTCTCAGTCTCGACTATCGGCACTGGATAATCTCTGTCAGGCTGCCTTATTCCGAACGCCCACCACGTGCGTCCCGCACTTTCCAGCAACGGATCTGGAGGTAACGTGCGGGTATTACTTAGACCTGTTCTGGTGCCTGAGCTTGGGCTGGTGGTCCTTAAGCCGGGCCGTGAATCCATACAGATATTTCATAATCCTCGAGTGCTGGTGGAACCGGAACCAAAAAGCATGCGTAATCTGCCATCCGGAGTCGTTCCTGCCGTTCGCCAGCCGCTGGCGGAAGACAAAACATTGCTGCCGTTTTTTAGTAACGAACGGGTGATTCGTGCTGCTGGCGGCGTTGGCGCATTGTCCGACTGGCTATTACGTCATGTTACATCCTGCCAGTGGCCTAATGGCGATTACCATCACACTGAAACAGTCATTCACCGTTATGGTACCGGCGCAATGGTGTTGTGCTGGCACTGCGACAACCAACTGCGTGACCAGACATCGGAATCACTGGAGCTGCTTGCTCAACAAAATCTGACAGCATGGGTGATTGACGTCATCCGTCACGCAATAAGCGGTACGCAGGAGCGGGAATTATCTTTGGCTGAATTATCCTGGTGGGCGGTCTGCAATCAGGTGGTGGATGCACTACCTGAGGCTGTATCGCGTCGTTCGCTGGGATTACCAGCGGAAAAAATCTGCTCGGTGTACCGCGAAAGCGACATCGTACCGGGAGAGCAGACCGCCACCAGCATATTGAAACAACGCACAAAAAATCTTGCACCGTTGCCTTACGCCCACCAGCAACAAAAATCACCACAGGAAAAGACGGTGGTAAGCATCACCGTTGATCCAGAGTCTCCGGAATCTTTCATGAAGCTGCCTAAACGTCGCCGCTGGGTTAAGGAGAAATACACACGTTGGGTTAAGACACAGCCGTGTGCTTGCTGCGGTATGCCAGCCGACGATCCGCATCATCTGATTGGTCACGGGCAGGGCGGAATGGGAACAAAAGCACATGATCTCTTTGTGTTGCCTTTGTGCAGAAAGCATCACAACGAGCTGCATACGGATACAGTGGCATTTGAAGATAAGTATGGCTCCCAACTGGAGCTGATATTTCGTTTTATCGATCGCGCGCTGGCAATTGGCGTACTGGCGTAAGTGGAGAACGAGCATGAACCTTGAAGCCTTACCAAAATATTACTCCCCAAAATCTCCAAAATTGAGCGATGACGCTCCAGCGACAGGCACCGGTTGTTTAACAATTACGGATGTAATGGCAGCGCAGGGGATGGTGCAGTCGAAAGCACCACTTGGGTTGGCCTTATTTCTGGCAAAAGTTGGTGTTCAGGACCCTCAGTTTGCGATTGAAGGCCTGCTAAATTACGCGATGGCACTGGATAACCCGACATTGAACAAATTGAGTGAAGAAATCCGGTTACAGATTATTCCTTACCTCGTGAGTTTTGCCTTTGCTGATTACTCCAGGTCTGCGGCAAGTAAGGCTCGCTGTGAGCATTGTTCAGGTACGGGATTTTATAATGTATTGCGCGAAGTGGTGAAACACTACAGACGCGGGGAATCTGTAATCAAGGAAGAATGGGTGAAGGAACTATGTCAGCATTGCCATGGTAAGGGCGAAGCCAGCACAGCGTGCAGAGGGTGTAAGGGTAAAGGGATTGTTCTGGATGAAAAAAGAACCCGGTTTCATGGCGTACCGGTATATAAGATTTGTGGGCGTTGTAATGGAAACCGGTTTAGTCGTTTACCGACCACGCTGGCACGACGTCATGTCCAGAAGCTGGTACCAGACCTGACCGATTATCAGTGGTATAAGGGGTATGCGGACGTCATTGGTAAACTGGTAACAAAGTGCTGGCAGGAAGAAGCATACGCGGAAGCGCAATTGAGGAAGGTGACGAGATAAATGATTTTTGCTGAAGATGGCGACATGATGTTTGCATTTTTCAAAAAATATGGATAAAATTTTTTCAACGATGGGCTTTGTATACCCGACGTTAAGAAAAAGTAGAAAACCCGCTGATGAGCGGGTTTTGTGCTTTAAATGGGGCAATGGTAATGTTGAATCTCATCCCGGGACTCATGTCTGTTAACTTATTATTTAGCTGGTGACTTGGTTATTTGCCTGATGTTTAAAATGTTTTCTTCCAGTACAATGTCCCTAAACACAATGAGTCTGCTTATTATATTATTAGCAGAGCTATTACGGCCAAAGTACAGCATAAGCTTTTAAAGCCAATCAACCAGTCATCAAGACAGACGGGGTTATTCATAAAAACTCTCCATGTGTGATCCGATGGGGCCTGAAATTAAAGCTTTAATATAGCTCATGAAAGGTAAACATTGGCAGCTGAAGGGCCACGCAGACCATTTATCCGGCAAAATTCCACGCGTAATCCGGTGGTAATTTCTTCTGCATCGCGGAGATTGAGCGCTGAAACATGAAGCTGGACATCGATACGACCATCGGATGGGGTGATAAGACCCTTGCCGCTTTTGCCGTCAAAGGTTTTGACAATTCCTGTCATTTTACGGGACAAAAAAATTCCTTAATACTGATAACTTGGCGCACTATACACACGTTCCTGAAGAAAGCTATAGTTTTTTGATGGGGTTGAAGATGGCTGGATGTCTAAAATAAACATTGCTTCATATGTTCAACTATGCGTTAATGATTGCGTCGGTTTGAAGAACAGACGATATACGAAGTAGTTTACTAAAGCAGTTCTCATTTCAGGTGTTATTCACTTATTCCTTCTTTGAGTCTCTCCAATTAAGTACGAAGTCGTTTCTGTTATGCAAACCATTTATGCCGAAAGGCTCAAGTTAAGGAATGTAGAATGTCAAATAAAATGACTGGTTTAGTAAAATGGTTTAACGCTGATAAAGGTTTCGGCTTTATTTCTCCTGTTGATGGTAGTAAAGATGTGTTTGTGCATTTTTCTGCGATTCAGAATGATAATTATCGAACCTTATTTGAAGGTCAAAAGGTTACCTTCTCTATAGAGAGTGGTGCTAAAGGTCCTGCAGCAGCAAATGTCATCATTACTGATTAAAATTCATCGCTCGTCTGTATACGATAACGAAGAAGGCTGATGCCTGAGTAGAGATACGGACAGAGTAGTGAATATTGGATCTCTTTAATAAAAAGTAAGGAGGTCCAATACATGAAACAATGGCTAGCATATTTGGCAAAATCTTAATCAGGAAAAGTATGCTAACCATTGTGGTGAAGTGCAGGTTTGCTGCATGAATAGTTTTACAGCAGAAGCTAACTGCTGGCATGGCAAAACAAAGTGCGTAAGTGGATGACTCCCACAAAAAGCACCACAATCTCAAACCCGCTCAGGCGGGTTTTTTATTATCTGCTTTAAATATATTATTAAAATATAAAAAATACTTGTTACTAATAAAATCAATCAGGCTACAGCTTTAAGATTTGTCTGGAATACTTTGTTGCAATGAGGGCAGATCAAAAGGGCACCTTTTTGTACTCTTGAAAAACTGTGTTCTGACTCTTGGGTGCAGTTTGGGCAGGAACATTTAACGAGATAATTACGGCGTGATTTTGAGTTTTTACGTTCTGACATAGGCTTTTCCTGTATAAATGGCCGTATACAGTACACTAAATATGAAAACATTTCTCGTATTATTATTTTATATATGACTTTCTTTCAAAATAATTACCCACATTTTTAATGTGTATGTTTTTTTAGCGCCGTTGAGAACAACGTGTGCTGTCAAAACTACCCCGTAGACTCCGATCTTTTCAAACATATTGCACCATCCGTGTACATCGGGGTGAGGATATGAAATCAATGGATAAGTTAACAACAGGTGTTGCCTATGGCACATCGGCGGGTAATGCTGGTTTCTGGGCATTGCAGTTACTCGATAAAGTAACTCCGTCACAGTGGGCTGCAATCGGTGTGCTGGGTAGCCTGGTTTTTGGCCTGCTGACGTATCTGACAAATCTTTATTTCAAGATTAAAGAAGACAGGCGTAAGGCTGCGAGAGGAGAGTAATCCAATGACTCAAGACTATGAACTGGTTGTGAAAGGAGTCCGTAATTTTGAGAATAAAGTTACGGTAACTGTAGCCTTACAGGACAAAGAACGCTTTGACGGTGAAATTTTTGACCTGGATGTCGCCATGGACCGTGTTGAAGGAGCTGCGCTGGAGTTTTATGAGGCAGCAGCCAGAAGGAGCGTCCGGCAAGTCTTCCTGGAAGTAGCAGAAAAATTGTCAGAAAAAGTTGAGTCTTATCTGCAGCATCAGTACTCCTTTAAGATTGAAAATCCTGCCAATAAGCACGAGCGTCCTCATCATAAATATCTATGAACACAAAAATCAGATACGGCCTGTCGGCTGCCGTTCTGGCGCTGATTGGTGCTGGCGCATCTGCTCCTCAGATACTTGACCAGTTTCTGGACGAAAAAGAAGGTAACCACACAATGGCATACCGCGATGGTTCTGGCATATGGACCATCTGTCGGGGTGCCACAGTGGTGGATGGAAAAACCGTTTTTCCCAATATGAAACTGTCGAAGGAAAAATGCGACCAGGTCAACGCCATTGAGCGTGATAAGGCGCTGGCATGGGTGGAGCGCAATATTAAAGTACCACTGACCGAACCACAAAAAGCGGGTATCGCGTCATTTTGTCCCTATAACATTGGCCCCGGTAAGTGTTTCCCGTCGACGTTTTATAAGCGGCTGAATGCTGGTGATCGTAAAGGTGCATGCGAAGCGATTCGCTGGTGGATTAAGGATGGCGGACGCGATTGCCGCATTCGTTCAAATAACTGTTACGGTCAGGTTATTCGTCGTGACCAGGAGAGCGCATTAACCTGCTGGGGGATAGAACAGTGAATCAGATATTCATGGTGATTTTTCTCGTGTTGTCAGGATTTATCGTCGGAAATGTCTGGAGCGACCGAGGATGGCAAAAAAAATGGGCGGAACGTGATGCTGTCGCATTATCACAAGAGGTAAATGCTCAATTTGCTGCTCGAATAATTGAACAGGGGCGAACTATAGCCCGTGATGAGGCTGTTAAAGATGCGCAACAGAAATCTGCTGAAATTTCTGCCAGGGCTGCTTATCTGTCTGATAGTGTTAACCAGTTGCGTGCCGAAGCAAAAAAATATGCCATACGCCTTGACGCAGCGAAGCATACCGCAGATCTTGCCGCTGCCGTCAGAGGCAAAACAACCAAAACCGCCGAAGGAATGCTCACCAACATGCTCGGAGATATTGCAGCAGAAGCTCAGCTTTATGCTGAAATTGCTGACGAACGCTACATCGCAGGAGTGACTTGTCAACAGATCTATGAATCTTTAAGAGATAAAAAGCATCAAATGTAGGGTAATATTAAATCGGAACATTTACATCGCGGAATGTAAAATTTAAATAAAAAGGACTCTTCCATGAGCCAAAATTCCTGAAATCTTAAGGGTAAGATAAAAGGTCTTAATCAGAATGACACGTTTTATTAATAAATAAAGCTATTCTTTCATTGCTGTGTTTTTCTTTACAAAAGTAATCCTTGCTATGGGTGGTTAATCATGCGTTAATGGTGTTCTGGTTTGTTACAAATTTATCTGAAGCAGTCATTGTTATAATTTTATTATTTGTACCTCTTGAGATTTCCTTGTTGGTTTTTCTCTCTGATATTTTTTTTCGGACCATTCTGCCCAAGGGCTAATTTCTTCAAAAGGTAATAATTATGTCTAACAAAATGACTGGTTTAGTGAAATGGTTTAACCCTGAAAAAGGTTTTGGTTTCATCACGCCGAAAGATGGCAGCAAAGATGTGTTTGTCCATTTCTCAGCAATTCAGAGCAACGATTTCAAAACATTAACTGAGAATCAGGAAGTTGAATTTGGTATTGAGAACGGACCTAAAGGTCCTGCCGCTGTTCATGTAGTGGCGCTTTGAGGTAGACAATATTACAAACCATATTCACTTTAGATGCCCGTGTTGTCATGGTTCCCAGTATAGAACATCATCTTTTGATGTTTCTGACATGAATCCTTTCGGGGCAAAATGTATCTTTTGTAAATCAATGATGATTACATTTGATAATATTTCACAATACTTAAATGCCAGCCGTCTGTCGTTGGATTTAAAAAAGTGAAAATGAAGGCTCCTTCGGGAGCTTTTTTGCTTGGTGTCTATTCGATGGATACTCACATACTACGGTAACATCATGAAAAAAATCATAGTTTTTTTTAACTCTGAACCAGCAGTGGTAGTGCCAGCGATGACTGGAGTTAACACCATCATGCGTGAATATCCAAATGGCGAAAAAACACACCTTACTGTAATGGCCGCAGGGTTTCCATCTCTGACCGGAGATCATAAAGTCATTTATGTAGCCGCGGATCGACATGTTACTTCAGAAGAAATTCTGGAAGCAGCAATAAGGCTCTTGAGTTGATTTGATGCTATTGCATTGATAATTCAGGAAAATTCTCTTTGTCTGTTTGTGTAAAATTTAGACTATCGTATGTTGATTATTGCGATGTTTCATCTTATCTTTTACACGTTTGCACCATATAATCGACTTACTGTGTAACTGGAAAGTCATAACAGACTAAAAGAGGAAATGATGAATATTGAAAACTTAAAAACAAAAGCAGAAGCAGATATTTCTGAATATATAACAAAAAAAATTATTGAACTTAAGAAAAAGACCGGGAAAGAAGTTACCAGTATTCAGTTTACCGCACGGGAAAAAATGACGGGTCTTGAAAGCTATGATGTCAAGATTAATTTAATCTGATGTATTCAATAATAAAATTTATCCATAAACCTCGTTTTTACGGGGTTTTGTTATATTTGAATGGTTCCGAATATCTAAATCACAATTGTTGATGGTTTTTATTAAACCAATGCAGTCCGGCTCAGGAGTGAGAGAAGCCGGACGTTATGGTTTAGCGTGGTAAGATCTGTGTAGTTTTCTGGATGCTTTCAGTAAATAGTAATGAATTATCAAAGGTATAGTAATATCTTTTTTGTTCGTGGATATTTGTAACCCACCGAAAAACTCCTGCTTTAGCAAGGTTTCTTCTGTATTCCTGAAATGTGATCTCTCTGGATTTCAGCTTATTAGAGGTCGTTTCTATAAGATGCCTATCCTTTGAAAATTTGACAGACACAATGTTTTTTAGGCCCTTTAATAACACTGTATTATCATTTTTTAATACAATATGAACATTCTCTGTGGCTAAATAGTAAATGTAATGTGAGACATTGTGACGTTTTAGCTCAGAATAAAACCATTGATAGTTTAAATCGTTTCGAACTTTATCAAATATTTGTTTAAAAATGACTACCTGATCCATAGATAAACCTTCCATGTGATATGAGGGGGCGTAGTCTGCACGATTATCTAAATTGCTTCAATCTGGTCTGACCTGTTTTCTGAGCAATTCAGTAATGTCACTCTTTTCTTTGTTTGCTTCAGAAGAAACTCTTTTTTCTGAGCACAGTCTCCGGCGGCAGGCTTCAATGACCCAGGCTGAGAAATTCCCGGACCCTTTTTGCTCAAGAGCGATGTTAATTTGTTCAATCATTTGGTTAGGAAAGCGGATGTTGCGGGTTGTTGTTCTGCGGGTTCTGTTCTTCGTTGACATGAGGTTGCCCCGTATTCAGTGTCGCTGATTTGTATTGTCTGAAGTTGTTTTTACGTTAAGTTGATGCAGATCAATTAATACGATACCTGCGTCATAATTGATTATTTGACGTGGTTTGATGGCCTCCACGCACGTTGTGATATGTAGATGATAATCATTATCACTTTACGGGTCCTTTCCGGTGATCCGACAGGTTACGGGGCGGCGACCTCGCGGGTTTTCGCTATTTATGAAAATTTTCCGGTTTAAGGTGTTTCCGTTCTTCTTCGTCGTAACTTAATGTTTTTATTTAAAATACCCCCTGAAAAGAAAGGAAACGACAGGTGCTGAAAGCGGGCTTTTTGGCCTTTGTCGTTTCCTTTCTCTGTTTTTGTCCGTGGAATGAACAATGGAAGTCAACAAAAAGCAGCTGGCTGACATTTTCGGTGCGAGTATCCGTACCATTCAGAACTGGCAGGAACAGGGAATGCCCGTTCTGCGAGGCGGTGGCAAGGGTAATGAGGTGCTTTATGATTCTGCCGCCGTCATAAAATGGTATGCCGAAAGGGATGCTGAAATTGAGAACGAAAAGCTGCGCCGGGAAGTTGAAGAACTGCGGCAGGCCAGCGAGACAGATCTCCAGCCACCCGCGCTACGGCATGGGTAAACGTCTTGGTGCGGCAGATGTGGATAAATGGGCGCTGTATGTCATCGGCCAGTGTTGCGACCAGTCGGTGCCGGACGGTTTTGGCGGCACGGAGCCGCGCATCACCTGTAATGCCTGGCTGACCACACAGCGTAAGGCGTGGGATGTTCTCAGTGATTTCTGCTCGGCGATGCGCTGTATGCCGGTATGGAACGGGCAGACGCTGACGTTCGTGCAGGACCGACCATCAGATAAGGTGTGGACCTATAACCGCAGTAATGTGGTGATGCCGGATGATGGCGCGCCGTTCCGCTACAGCTTCAGCGCCCTGAAGGACCGCCATAATGCCGTTGAGGTGAACTGGATTGACCCGGATAACGGCTGGGAGACGGCGACAGAGCTTGTGGAGGACACGCAGGCCATTGCCCGTTACGGTCGTAACGTCACGAAGATGGATGCCTTTGGCTGTACCAGGCGGGGGCAGGCGCACCGAGCCGGGCTGTGGCTGATTAAAACGGAACTGCTGGAAACGCAGACCGTGGACTTCAGCGTGGGTGCCGAAGGGCTTCGCCATGTACCAGGTGATGTCATTGAAATCTGTGATGATGACTATGCGGGGATCAGCATCGGCGGGGGGGGGGGGGGGGGGGGGGGGGGGGGGGGGGGGGGGGCGCGGGCC